TTTGTCCTTTTCAATATGTGCTTCAATATTTTCCATTTTTAGTTACCTCCGTATACATTATTTAGTGCCATGTTTTGATGGTTTATCTTTTTGTCCAAAGGAGTCTCTCATTAGACGAAGAGTTGTTAGAAATCTACCATTTGTTCCTACAGTAGTATCATAAGTATGTGTTACTTCTTGAATCAAATAAACTCCACTAGATTCTGGATCATATGGTTCTTTCTTTGCATCAACATTTGGTAGTTTATTCTGCAATCTAATATCAATCTTATCGCCAGCACAAATTTCAGAATTTCCTGGAATTACTATAGTACATAGTTGATTCTTAAGTAACTGATATCTAGCTAAAGATTGTGCTGCATAAAACTTCTGCCAATCTGCAAATGGAGTTGGTGATTCTGATCCATCTTCTGGATTTGGTGATGCAATCCCTGGTTCATTATACCAAGTCTCATGATCCAATAGAATTGACATTATTCTAGATGGATATTCAGATAATTCAATCTGATTTGATGGCACTAGGTTTATACTCTCTTGACCACCAAGATGTGCCATGCTATCATATGAGTCCTTTATCTTATAGACATACTCCTCATATTGTCCTGTTGAGTGATTGAAGAATACAATAAATGAGGAGTATTTACCTTTTCTCAGAGAAGACATCAGATCAAGTTCTGATCCAAATATTGACTGATATATGACGAATCTATCATCTGCTCCATCATCTTGGTTTCCTACCTTTTCAACATATGGACCCCATGATGGAGAATCTAATCTTTTTGATTTTAGATTGCTCTCGTCATCCGCACATAAAGAATCAACAGCAAAGAAGTTATAACCTCTCTTTGATTCCCAGAAAAAGAATCCACCACTACCTTTTATACTCTGGGATGTCTTTCCTTGTGCAATTTGTACGCTGTTCTTATCTTTCTTTTTCGCTGGTTGCTCAAACTTTGCTTGTGGAGAAACACTCCTTATTGCTAACCTAGATATCAAGTCAAAAACTCTCTTTCCATTTGAAAGCATCTTCACTTCAAATAATGAGGGTTCGCTAAAGATTGTTTTTTCTGTCTTTAGATTTTCTGTAAGTAAGTTACTGATAATTTTTTCTGGATTTCCTTGGAGTCTCTTATCAACTCTCAAAACTTCATTATTGAGAGCTTCCTGAGATATTAGTCCTATTGTGTATGCCTGTTTCTGATTTTGTGCGTATCTATTAGCAACTTTCCATATCACCAAAGAATAGGTAACAGACTCATTAATACTAGTATTGACTTCAATCTCCACTAATTCTGCACCTTGAATAGGGAGACCTTGTAACAAACCACCACTATCAACAACTTCCATAGTTGCAGATAAAAATGGAGAAGTGATAGTTTCAACGTAATTGAAAGAGTTTATAAGTTGCTTTATCTGGATAGGTGCTCCACCAGAATTTGGATATATCTTTACTCCCTTGAGTTGAAAGTCTGTATTAGATCCGAATTGTGCCATTATTCTATATCAAACAACTGCTGGTGCAAGTACTGTAATAAAAGATGTCAGTCCCATAGATTCACTACCTGCAGCAATTGGAACATTTGCAGGAGCATTTCCTCCAGACTGATTTGCTCCAGTTCCATAGAAATTATTGATAGTTGTTCCTGCTCCCCGAGCAAAAAGAGGAGACATTACCTGCTGCGAAGCAGTAGCTAAAGGATTCCCAGTTTCTGCACTAACTGGTTCTAACATAAATCCTTCTGGAACAGGAACAACTTGCTGATCAGTAATATTAGTCTCAGTACTAGTGGTTGAATCTTTACCATAAACAGACTTAACCTTCTCCATAAAGGTAGCACGATCTATAGAATTTCCCGCACTATCAGTAAATTTTGTTTGAAACTGACCACCTCTAGTGTTAATTCTAGTCATCGTGCCAACTCCTTCAACTTCGGCACTACCAGTTTCTCTGCTATTTTCTAGTAATTTAGATAGTGGTTTTAATTTTTTTTGGTCCTTGACAATTTTATCAACATCTGCCTTTACTTCTTTTTGATCTTCTGCCTGCAATTTATTAAGATAAGTTTGAGGATCTATATGGTTGCCACCCTCAATACGTTCAAGGTGTAAATGCTGCCTTCCTGCAGGATAGTTTGGATCTTTCCATTCTTTTATTAAAGCAATTTTATCACCAGCTTTTACATCATCTCCAACTTGAACTTGTGATTGAACGTGTCCGTAAATATTTCTAGAACCATCAGCATGTTCCACAACAATACCGTCACCATGACCACCAAAGTCTTTGTAAATATCAACTACTTTACCAGTTTGAATCGCTTTTACTTCTGCACCAGGATCAACACCGATATCAATTCCCCTGTGATCAGTAGAAGCACCAGCAATTCCAGTATTTCTTAGTCCAAACCCACTAGTAAGTGCTGGCTTACCACCAAGAAAAGAATCATATGATCCTTTTACTGCAGTTCCAGATGCAGGTAGCATCGTAGAAGTGGGAGTTACAGCTCCTCTTCTGTTTCTTCTATTTGATGGATCATTATCTCCACGCAACCACTTAGGAAGAATATTTTTCAATCCATCTAACAGATTTTCCCACCATGGTTTTTTATCAAAATATTCAGCGAGTCCTTCTCCCTGCAATTTAGCAAATTCTTTTCTATTCCTTTTTTGTGCTTCAAGAATACCCTCACCAAATTTGATGAAAGTCTTTTTACCCTCACTACCTGATAATGGAAAGACGCCTTCTTTTCCTTCTTCACCAATTAGTGCATTTGTAGGACCAGAAACGATTCCACCTTCTGCAAAAGGTGTCATCATATCTCTTGCAGCGAGAGCAGCATCAATACCAACTGATCCTGCAGTTCCAATACCAGGAACAGTAGATGCTGCACCAGATGCTAATTCAAGACCAGCACCAACAAAATCGCCCTGCATCGCTCTCTGAGCAGCAAATACGGCACCAAGACCTAATCCAACTAGAGGAATTTTCTTACCTAAACTCTTTGCAATAGCGCCACCAGCTACTTTTCCTACTGATTTTGCTCCAAGTTTGGCACCCATTCTGGCACCCATGCCACCAAGCATTTTGCCACCTAATGCAGCACCTAGTCTAGTACCAGTTCTTGCAGCACCTCTCTTAGTGGCAGATTTTAGAATGTTTTTGGCGAGAGATTTGCCGCCAATACCCATTCCTGGACCGCCACCGCCTCTGCCTCCAGATCCCCCCATAGCATTCGTAGCACCGCTCAGGAGGCGTTGATATGGACTATTGCCAGAGAGATCGCCACCCATCTCAAGGGCGCTCTCCTCGGCAGATGCCTTTGCTTGTCTGGCAAGTTTTTCTGCTTGTTGCTGCTGTGCTGCAGCAATCATCCCTTGCTGTTGGGTCTGCTCCTTAGTAGCAGCAACTAAACTCATCGTGACAAACGTTAGTCTGTCAATTGCCTGAACTACTTCTGTAGATCCTCCACCAAAACCTCTATCAACACCAAGATTTGTGGCGCCAATATCTACAATTGCATCACCAGCAAATCCCTCTGCTCTTAGTGGTCTTCCATTAAATCCCATGCTCTTCGTAAGAGCACCACCCATTACTTCTGGGTTTATTACAGATGATTCTGCTGCTTTTTGATAAGCAGAACCACCAAGCATTCTTTGTAGTGGAGTTTGACCTCCAGAACCACTTCCACCAGTCAATAATGACGGGGTTCTACCAGATACTTGTTTTGTTTCATTTAATACTTGTACTTTTGTCGCAACTACATCAGCAACAGTTTCTTTTTTCTCTCTATTATCTAGATATTTCTTTACAGCACTAATTATTTTACCGAGATAATCTACCTCGCCTCTAGTGTCTTGATATGATAGAAACCCGTGTGCCATTATCGCTTTGCTGCTTCTTGTGCTTGTTTAACCTGTTCTAAGTGTTGCATCAAGAGACTAGTGTAAACTTGCCTCTCCCAAGGCATCAAATTCTCAATTTCACTCAAGCTATATTTATGATGTTGCATCAAAGCAAAGTTGGTTTTATAGTACCCTTCCAAAGTAATATGGAAGAGTGCTATCCGAAAAAATTTGATAGACCAGCAATTGTGAATTCAGACATTTCTCCAGTATTTGGATTTCTTACTGCAAATGTATGCTCTAGTCTAGGAGTAGATTCAAAGAATTTTTGAATCAATTCAAATTGATTATTTGTAAGACCTTCTACAAAATCAACAAATTCTTTCTTACTCGTAGTAGAACTGTCATAAACATCTTCAGCATCAAATATCTGATCAATACATCCAGCAATAATATCAACTACTCCATCAGCAGTTGGAGATTGACCCATAATTGATCCAGATACAAATTCACTCCATGAAGGATATTTCATAATTACACCAAGAGTGTCATTAAGCATAATTTTGCTATCATGACCTTCTGGTTTATTGACCTTCACCTCAGACAAATTCAAATTATAACGAACTTGCGTTGTGTTGTCATCTTTACAAGTTACATTCATTTCAATAATTTCGCCAACTGACACAGCACGAATGTTGAGGAAAATATATTCCAAATCAAAAAGTGGCAAATCTTCAATTTTTATACGAGATTGTATACAACCCTTCAATAAAGTCTTTACAGCTCTTTCAATCTCTTTTTCGTCATTTGTCTCTAATGCCAGTAAAAGTAGTTTTTCCTCTTTTACTACAAATGGACGATATTTGATTTTTTTGCCATTAGATGGAATTTCCAAC